GTGTAAGAGCCTGATCACGGGGCATAAGTTCACACCGGAGATCACGAATCGTAATTGATAGTTTTAATGCGTTCGGATAACGCAATAGTGGGTTTCAAATGGGCAAATAAGCTAAAAAACGCTATCATTTGCCTCATCGCATGTGGGGGCCATCATGTATGAAGAGTTGTCACCCAGGTCAAATTGCAGGGGTTTGTATGATGGCTTAGCCAAGGCGCTTGGCGAGTTCTTGCATGAAAACAAAGCTCTATATGAGAATGGCTCTCATTTGCAATTGATAGAGGCGATTATTATTGTGTTGAGACGCGAGAATGCCAAATTTAATGAGGCAAGGTTTAGGAAAGAGATCGCTAAAATTAGGTCGCAACCTTGCGCGCACACAACTAAATCCCACACAATCAAATGACTAACGATCTAATCGCGCCCAATTCAATTGTGTACAATCTAATCCGCTATTCCGAACTATCTACAGTGCAAACAGGAAATTGATGCCGTCAGGCATCAAAGGGGGGTGTTCCCCGCTAAAGGGTGGTAGGGTAGGCTAGGGTAAGTCTTAGGTCGAAGCCCGCACAAAATTTTTTGGTTTTGGAAATAAAGAAAGGTTATCAAATTGTCTACAGATCAAGCAATTGAAGCGCAGCTTCAGGCCAAGGGCTTAACCGCGCCCCGCGTCACGCCCGCCGACATCGAAGCTAACATTGCAGCGGAGTACTACTTCACCGCGGGAGAAGGCGTAATTGGCGCAACCCGCCCCAACCCTATTCGGTACCGGCCAGAGCTAGACCTCTTGACCTTCTGTGTCCTGGTGCTAAAGAACGGCTTCTCCGTCACAGGCTACTCCGGCTGCGTCAGCCCTGAGAACTTCGACGTCGATATCGGCAGGCAGATTGCTCGGGAGAACGCCGTCAACAAGGTGTGGCCCTTGATGGGTTACGAACTGAAATCCAAACTGGCAGAACAAACATGGCAAAGTACTCCGTAACCCTCCTGGTGGACGCCTCCGTCACCGTCGCGGTGGTGGCCGACTCTGAGGAAGAAGCCATTGCCTTCGCTGAGGAAATCGCGGAAACCCCCTGCCTGTGCCACCACTGCGCCAGCCAAATGGACGTGGGCGACTTCACCGGCGAAGTGGCCGAGGTGTTCGAGGTATAGATCTTCATGAGGCGCTCCCACTTTCAACAGCGTGCACTGGTGCGCACTATGTAACCCGCGATCCCTAACCCTGCCGAAGCCTCAACCGTTGTTCCACCAGCGGTGCATGAACCGGCAGGGCATGGGCAAAGCCTGGGAGCTTAAACACAAACGGGCTAATCGCGGGAACCGAACCAGGAAGCTGGCCTTTTTTGATGAGGGCAAATAGATGAAACCGAGGATTAGACGCAGCACGTGTAGCAATGGGTGGGTGTGCATTGGGGACGGCATTTTTGCACATGGCCCTACTTCACACTCAGCTTATTGGAGGTGGAATATCGCCCTCAACGAACATAAATTTGCAACGGATATAGCTTTACGCCACGCTAGGGATACCCCCCACCCCCCGGCCGTCCCGGCCAGTTTAACATGAAAACCATGAACTGTGTAAATAAATTTTTAGCTTTCATGAAGCGCGCATTCACAGTCCGGCGGCGCAACACCGTTGCTCCAGGTACCGGGATCACAGAAAGTCTTGGTGGTGGGGCTGCCGTCAAGGAGAGCCGGGCTACCGTTGGACGTGTGGTTGATCGTGTCGTACCCAACACAAGCAGAGTTGCTATTCCGAACGTAAAAAACTCGGGCGGGCATCGCAGTGATTTGGTGAGCAGTAGCGTCTCCCGCAGGTTTGTCGAATACGAGGATGCGCAGTGGACTGATGCGTTGATCTTGCATCGTGCGTGTGTCCCACTCCAGAGTAGCGCTTGTGCCGTCGCCGGAGGGCGTGAAAGTGGCGAAGATAGGCGCGTAGTTGAATTGCGGGACGAGTTCAGCATTCCGAATACCTTTTCCTTCAATACGGAAAGTGACGACGCTCGAAAGGATGTCTCTTGCGGGACTTTCAACCAGGGTGGCGCAGAAGTCGGAAGCACAGTAGTCAGTAGCTCCTGCGGAGCCGATTACGGAGGCGGTAGCTATAGCAGCAGCAATGATTTTGGGGGACATGATAGTTACTCCACAACGAACGATTTCTGATTTCATGTTTGCACGCGCCGCCATATTCGCTTTGTGCGAGCGCAAAAGGGGGTGCGATGGGCGGAAGAAAAGCTAAATACACGACCCGCATTGCCAAGCGTATATGCGAGCACATCGCATTGGGTGCTACGCTGCATCAGGCGCTTGCCAAGGAGCCCTTAGGGCCTTCTGTGCCTATGTTTTGGCGTTGGCTGGATGAGTATCCTGAGTTTCGGGAGATGTACGAGAGGGCGCGTGTGCTGCAGGCGGACTTGATGTGCGACACCATTATGGTGATGGCTGAGAACGTGCTGAAGCAGCCGCGTTTTGCGGCGGCCTACAAGGTGGCGGCGGACATTCTGAAGTGGCAAGCGGAGATAAGAAACCCGGCGCGCTACGGCTCCAAGGTAACGGTTGAGCACAAGGCGACTCTCGATCCGGCGAAGATGAAGAAAGAGATCATGCAGCTTGAGAAAGAGCTTGGATTGCTGGGCATGGAGGAGCGAACGATTGATGCGGAGATAGTGGAGGCCAAGGGTGAGTAAGAAGGACGAAGGTATTGACCACGCCCGGCTGGCAAAGCTTAAGCGCTTAAAGGAGTTGAAGCGCCACTACAGCATGTTTTTCTATAAGCCCTACCCTAAGCAGATGGAGTTCCATAGGGCGGGCGCATCCTTCCGTGAGCGCTTGTTTATGGCGGGCAACCGCTTGGGCAAGACCTACTCAGGAGGCTACGAGGTGGCTTACCACGTCACCGGCTTATACCCGGAATGGTGGGATGGCTACGTGTCGCACAAAGCGACACGTGGTTGGGTTGGCTCCGTGACCTCCGAACTTACGCGGGACGGCGCGCAGCGTATTTTGCTTGGCCCGGTTGGCCAGTGGGGCACGGGCTGCATTCCCAAGGAATGCATTGTCGATATCAAGCGGGCGCGTGGCGTCCCTGACGCCGTTGAGACAGTGCTGGTGCGGCACATGGCCTCCGGGGATATTTCGCAGATTACCTTCAAAGCGTATTCGGACGGGCGGGAGTCATGGCAGGCGGAGGAGTTGGACTTCATTTGGATGGATGAGGAACCGCCGGAGGATATCTACATTGAAGGTATCACCAGAACGAATAACACCATGGGGCCGGTGTTTCTGACATTCACGCCGCTTATGGGTATGTCGGGCGTGGTCATGCGTTTCATAGGCGAGCAGCACCGTGACAGGCATGTCACGAACATGACCATTGACGATGTGGGCCACTATACGCCGGAGCAGAAGCGCATCATTATTGACGCATATCCCGAGCACGAGCGAGAGGCGCGTACCAAGGGCGTGCCGATGCTGGGGGAGGGGCGTATTTTCCCTGTGGCTGAGGAAGTTATTGTGGAATCTCCGCTTGCGGTGATTCCGAAGCATTGGAAGCAAATAGTGGGGCTTGATATTGGTTGGGATCACCCTACGGCGGCGGCGCGCTTGGTTATTGATCCAGATACCGATGTTGTGCATTTGGTGAATGAGTACCGGCAGCGCAAGGAGATTCCTATTGTGCATGCCTCTGCCATTAAGCCCTGGGGGCCGTGGATACCCGTAGCGTGGCCGCGCGACGCCCTGCAGCATGATAAGGGCGGCTCTTGCGAGCAGATTGCTAAGCAGTACCAGGACGCGGGCTTGCGCATGCTTTCCGAACCCGCAGGGTTCGGGGACAAGCGTGGTTATGGTGTGGAGGCAGGTATTGCGGAGATGCTTCAGCGGATGCGCACAGGGCGTTGGAAGGTGGATGTTAATTGCCGGTTGTGGCTGGAAGAGTTTCGCATGTATCACCGGAAGAAGGGAGCCGATGGCTCCCTGCAGGTGGTGAAGGAACGGGAAGACCTTATCTGCGCCAGCAGATATGCGACGATGATGTTGCGGTATGCATTACCGCAGGAATGGGCACCTATCCCGCCGGATAGGTATTCGAGGATGTCGAGAGGTGGGGCCTCTTGGATGAGTGCTTAAAGGAGCAGCATGGATCACAAAGTTAAAGCGAATTGGCGCAGGCTGGTTGACGGACAAGGCCGGAAAGTGCGGGCGTTGAACATCCACGTGCCGCAGGATCACCCCCAAGTGAAGCGGTACCCGTTGACGCACCAGTATATGAAGGCGTTTTACCTGTCCACTTCTGCAGGAAGTATTAACAACTCGCGCAATTGGCGGCTAGATCAGTTCTTAGTGGTGGATACCGGCTCGAAAATTTCGGCGGTTGATAGACAAGTGGCGAATTTTTGGAAGTTAAACACATCAGCTAGTGCAGGAGCAGCTTAATGAATCTTGAGGAATACCAGCAAATTCAGCCCCATGTAAAGGCCCATGGCTTGATTTGGCTTGTTCCGAACACGCATTGCGCGTGGCGCGTGGACTCGTTGATGGAAAAAGAGCCTGATACGGTGGCTTGGATCGAGAAAATGGGTGAAGGCGACGTGCTTTTCGATGTTGGCGCTAATATTGGTCAATATGCGATGTTGGCTGCAAAAAGAGGTGTTTTTGTGCATGCATTCGAGCCAGAAAGTCAAAATTTTGCGCTCTTGTGCCGCAATGTAGCCGTCAACGAATTGAACAAAAACCTGCGTGTTTGGCCTATTGCGCTGGCAGATCAGCCCGGATTGCACACGTTTTACGTGCAGTCGCTCATTCCGGGTAATTCCTGCAATACCTTAGGACAGAAGACCGACTACAACCTCAAACCCAAGGACAATTGGGGCTTCGAGCAAGGCTGCGGGGCCATGACGTTGGACTTTTTTGCGGATACTTTCGGCCCGCCGACGCATATCAAGCTGGACGTGGATGGCTTGGAGCATAAGGTGCTCCTGGGCGCGATTCGTCACATGAAAAACGTGAAAAGTGTGTTGGTGGAGACCAATTACAACCTCCCTGAACACCAGATTTTCGACCTCTACATGCAGGAGCACGGGCTTTTTCCGGATGAGGAAACGGCGGAGAGGGCAAAGCGCACGGAAGGAGCGTTTAAGGACATTGGCAACCGCATTTATTACAGAAAATGACAAAGCGAAATCCTTGTGTTTGGGCCTCTCAGAACCCTCGCATTGCTCTCTTCACTAACTTTTTGTCGGATGAGGAGTGCAACTATCTGATTGAGCTATCTGAGCCGCGCATGATCCGCTCCACCGTTGTCGTAGACAATGATGAGCCTGACGCGGTGCATGATGGACGCACCTCAAGCGGCTGCTGTATCGAGCGAGGGGAGACGGCGCGCATCACCGCTATTGAGAGGCGGTTGGCGCAGCTAACCGGCACGCCTCTTGAGAATGGTGAAGGGCTGCAGGTGTTGCGGTATGAAGAAGGGCAACACTACTTGCCGCATCACGACTATTTCGACCCTGGCGTTGGCGGTTATATGAAGTACCTGGAGCGCGGCGGGCAGCGCACGCACACGTGCATCATGTACCTGTCGGACGAGTTCGAGCATGGGGAAACGGAGTTTCCACTTCTGAGGTGCGTTGTGCCTCCTCGCAAGGGTTCCGTACTGGTGTTTTGCAATATTACGCCTGAAGGTAGGTTAGATGAGCAAACTCTGCACGGCGGCAGGCCGCCGGTAGGTGGTGTGAAGTGGATTGCAACGAAGTGGATTAGACAGAGGGTTTTCTAATGAGCGATGTGAATGTTGAAGGGCATGTGCTGTATTCGTTGCGCAATGCGCGGGTTAATCCCTGGCCTTTTCCGCACTTTTATGCGGAGAATGTCTTTCCGGACGAGACTTACTGGAAGATATACGACTACGTAAGCAAGAAGGGAGCGGAGGAGTACACACAAGGTAAGAACAACTACAACGGGCGTCTTTTTGCCAAAGATACCGATGAAGACATTACGTTCTTGGGCCTGGATTTCTTGAAATCCGAGGACTTTTTGCGGCATGTGGTGAAGATTTTCCGTGACGAGTTTTCTATGCGGTTTACGGATTATACCCGCGTCAAATTAAGCAATGATCTGCGCTTGATTCGCGACGGCAGGGATTACTCGATTGGCCCGCACACCGACGCGCCGCATAAGGTGGTGAGCATGTTGTTTTACCTGCCTTTAGATGGTTGGAACCACGACTGCGGCACAAGTATTTACCTGCCGAAGGATCGTAGCTTTCGCTGCGCGGGCGGCCCGCATCGTAAGTTCGAGGACTTCGACAAGATCTTCACAGCACCCTTCCTGCCGAATACTTGCTTAGGCTTTTTCAAGACGGATTACAGCTTCCACGGGGTGGAGAAAATAGAAAAGGATTTTCAGCGGGACGTGCTTCTGTACAATGTTTATCATGGAAACATAAACTCTCTGTCATCTGAATAAATAGCGCCGGGAGGGCGAATAATGGCTAATAACGAGGACTTTATCGACCAAGCAAACCGACGCTTTCGCGCCGCGAATGACTTCTTAGCGTCCTGGCGCGCCGAAGCGCGGGACGATTTTGCGTTCGTGGCGGGGCAGCAGTGGACGCCGGAAGATGAAGCCATTCTGAATGAACAGCGTCGCCCTCCCATTACCTTCAACTACAGCGAGAAGATGATCGACGCGGTGATTGGTGCGGAGGTCAGTAACAGGCAAGAAACCTCGTTTCTGCCGAGGGGCATTGAAGATGCGGGATTGGCGGACTTATGGAATGCGGCGGCGAAGTACGTACGGGAGGAGTGTAATGCGGATGATGAAGAAAGCGATGCGTTTCGTGACGCGCTCATTTGCGGCATTGGCTGGACCTGGACGCGTTTGGATTATGATCGCGATCTTGACGGCCTTGTGGATATATCTCGTATTGACCCCCTCGAAATGAGCTACGACCCGGCTGCAACTAAGCCGGGGCTTACTGACCGTCGATGGAATGACCGAGAATGGTGGGTGGACGACGAAGAGGTAAGGCGTCGGTGGCCGGATGCTATTCCATCGCAGGCAAGTGACGATCCTGGGCGCGGCGTGGTGCGGCGCGGCATGCGCTATGCGGATGACGACACTTCCGAGTTCGAGCGGCACGAAGGGCAATCCAAGATTCGCTTGCATGAGTATTGGCAGATGGAGGATGTCTATCGTGTGGCGGTGGGCGGGCAACTTCATGAGGTTGACAAGAAGACGCTTGCACAGATTAAGGAGCAGATGCCTGATGTGCAGTCCGCCAAGCAGAAGAAGCGTGTGTATTACCGCGCATGGTTCATGGGCGAGACACTGCTTCAGGGACCTGAAAGGTCCCCTACGCA